AATCACCATGTCAGATGATGGACAAACACTGTTCATGATACACGCCAATGGACAATCCTGGATTGAACTGGGCAAAGAAGGCACAGTGGACATATATGCATCCAACTCCATAAACTTGCGTGGCGGACAAGTGAACCTTCACGCAGACTCCAAAATGAATTTGTTTGGTGGTTCAGGCATAGATCTTGCGTCACTCAAGGTCAGACTGGACGCAGAGATGGCAGTGGATATCACATCCAAAGAAAAGATCACCATGTACGCAGACTCTACCATTGGCATTGGTTCAGATGGCACTTGTAATATCAAAGGTGACAAAGTGGCCAATGTAGAAGGCGGAGACAAATTAAATTTAGTGGGTGGTTGTGTAGGCTTGAACTCAGGTGGTTCTGCCAATGTAAAACGACCAGACAAAGTGGCCAAGAAATCATTACCAGACACTGTGTACACAGAATCAGGATTTGAAGCCACAGGCACACTAGAAACTATTGTGACCAGAGCACCCACGCACCAACCATTCAGGTATGCCAACCTGGGTGCAGAACAAAACACAGACTATGGTGGAGAAACAGACACAGAACCATTGGACACTGTGCGTGGTATATTGGAAAATGCAGAAGCACAGAATCCAGATGGTATCACAGTAGACGATTGGATCACACAGCCTAACTCCAGAATATCGCTGGGCTCTGTGAATCAAGATGGTGTCACAGGTATGTTGGCCTCTTTGGCCAAAGATGTGGGCAAGACTGTGAGCAACATATCAGCCGCAGATGGTGTGGGCATATTTGGATTGGCCGCAGACGCACTGGAAGTCACAGGTTACTTGAAACCAGGCACAGTCACAAGATTCTTACAAGAGCCTACCAAAATATTAACAGACCCATTTGGCACTGCCAAAGAAGCATTTGCTTCAGTGTTAGAATCAGAAGCAGTGTGGACAGGCAAAGACGGCATAGCATCAGTCACAAATTTATTGGGCAACAGAGAACTTCAGACCAAAGTTCAAGAAAACATATATCTAGACAACTTCTCCAAGTTACGCAACCAAGGATTGTTGCGTGGCACAGAAAACAAAAATGTGATATCAGGACTGGTACAGTCATCATCCAAGTTTGGCATAGACACCATCAAGAACTGGGCAGGCGGTAAACTAGATGCCGGCCCGGCACAGTCTGTGGCCAAAACCACTCGTAATGCATCATTTGCCGTGGACCTTGTGGACAAGAAACTGAACTCCACAATCAAAAGATTTGCCAACCCAGGTGCATTTGCACAGACCACTAGGCGTGCTCCTATTGATCAGGGCATGGAACAAATCATTGATTCAGAAAAAATACCAACACCAAACTACATTACCAAGAATCCAAATCGTAAAGATGATCAAGCATAGTAAATACAGTAGAGGCAAACATGGTACAATTTAGAGGATTCAACACAATAGGAGCAAACAAAAAGTTTTCGTTGACTGATTTTGAACTGATCAAACGAGATGTGCTCAATTCATTGACCATTCGTCAAGGTGAATTACCAGGCAGACCTGAGATAGGCTCCACTGTGTGGAACTACATATTTGAAGCCAACACCAAAGAGAATCTACAATCCATGCAGGCTGAAGTACGCAAAACCATAGAACGAGATCCCAGAGTGCGTTTGGTAGAAGCCAACTTTTATCCTGCAGAAAATGGTGTGCTGGTTGAACTGTTTGTGCAAGTAGTGAACACCACAGAACAGCAACGCATACAGGCTTTTTTTGATTCTGACACTCAACAAGTCACTTCCTACGATTAATAATATACCCACTTTTCTTGTTTGGTAAATACAACAGAGAGTGAAACATGGCAAAATCAACAAGACAAACTGCCATCTTCGGTGCCGAAGATTGGAAAAGAATTTATAAAACATTTAGAGAAGCTGACCTTCAGTCATATGACTTCGAAACATTGCGTAAGTCCTTTGTGGACTATCTGAGATTATACTATCCAGAAACATTCAATGACTTCACAGAATCATCAGAATTTGTGGCACTGTTAGACATCATATCATTCATGGGTCAGGGTCTGTCATTCAGACAAGACTTAAACGCAAGAGAGAATTTCATAGACACAGCAGAACGCAGAGACTCTGTGGTCAAGCTGGCCAAGTTAGTGGGCTACACACCCAAACGAGCCACACCAGGACAGGGCTATTTAAAAATAGTGAATGTGTCAACCACAGAATCAGTGAACGACTTCAACGGCAACAATCTAGCATCAGTGATAGTGAAATGGAATGATGTATCCAATTCACAATGGGTAGAACAGTTCAATGCTATCATGAATGCGGCCTTTGTGGACTCACAGCGAGTGGGCAGACCAGGTAACTCACAGGACATACTGGGCATCAAAACAGATGAGTATGAACTCAGAGTGGTGCCAGGTTATTTGCCTGTGATAGGATTTGACTCCACAGTGGATGGTATATCCATGAGCTTTGAAGCCACTTCTGCCACATCAGTGGGCAAAGAATCAATTTTTGAACCTGCACCGCAACCAGATGGTGCACTTAATATATTGTACAGGAATGACAAACTGGGCTTTGGTTCAGCCAACACAGGCTTCTTCTTTTATTTCAAACAAGGCACACTGCAATCACAAGAGTTTACCATTGATGAAAGATTGGCCAACAGAACAGTGAACATAGACATAGATGGCATCAACAACGAAGATGTGCATCTGTTCCAAGTGGCTGATGTCACACAAGAACTCACAGAATGGACACAGGTTGAATCTATATACGCCACAGGTGCCAATCCTTCCACAGGAGGCAATGCTCGTACAGTGTATGAAGTAACATCCAGAGCCAATGATCAAATCACTCTTAAATTTGGCGATGGTGTGTTTTCCAAAATACCAGTGGGCACTTTTCGTGTGTACACTAGAGTATCCAATGGATTGGAATACACAATCAATCCAGGAGAATTATCATCTGTCACACTGTCAGTGCCTTACACTTCCAGAAATGGCAGGAACGAAACACTGACATTCACTGCGTCATTGACCACATCAGTGACCAATGCCAAAGGCAGAGAAACCATTGCAGAAATCAAATCCAGAGCACCAGCAGGATACTACACACAGAATCGTATGGTGAATGGTGAAGACTACAACAACTTTCCATACACACAGTTCACTTCTATACTGAAGTCCAAAGCATTGGCCAGAGGTGCTGTGGGTGTGAACAGACAATCAGATTTATTAGACCCTACTGGCAAGTATTCATCCACCAACTCATTTTCTTCAGATGGTATGCTGTATCAATCATATACCACACCATCATATGCATTCAACTTTGTGGACAGAAATGACATTGCCACACAGATAGTGAACCAACTAGAGCCTGCCATCAAGGGCAGAGAAATGCGTCACTTCTATTATGACAAGTTTACCAGACTGTCAGTGACCACCATGGAGTGGGTACAGAGCACAGTGCTGACCAATCAAACCACAGGCTACTTCAAGGCCACAACCACAGGTGATCCTGTGCCAGTGGGTGCCACATCAGGTGGCAACACCAAGTACATAGACATTGGTGGATTGATCAAGTTTGAGCCACCATCAGGACAGTACTTTGACAAAAACAACAGATTAAAAACAGGCACACCATCCAATCCAGATGAGAAGATGGTGATATGGGCCACAGTCACAAAATTAACACTGGACGGCACAAACTTTGGCAAAGGTAATTTAGACAATGGACTGGGTCCAGTGGTGCTGAACGAATATGTGCCTTCAGCGGCACAGCCCACAGAAATTATTCCTGTGTTCACCACAGACTTGCCTTCTGCACTAGAAACATCAATCATTGAACAAGTAGAACTGTACAGAAACTTTGGATTGAGATACAATCATTTGACAGACACATGGTCCTTGATCACACAAGACAATCTAGATCAAGACGCAGACTGGGATGAATCATTTGCAGGTGACACTACCAAACTGCAGAAAGATGCATCATGGCTGATACAGTATGTCACAGACGGTTCCACATACACAGTGAATTACAGAAACTTGGGCTACTTCTTTGCTTCAGTGGCAGAAAACAGATTCATATATGATGACTCCACTAAAA